CAAAAAGGATTATACGATAGATGCTCTAAGGAATAGAGTTAGGCAATTAGAGACTCAAATTAATCAGCAATCTTATTTCGGGTTAAAATAATGAAACTACCCAAGCCTTGTATTAAGTGTAAATTGCCGGTATGTGGTAGCTTCTGCGTGAACTACCCGGGCCGGATCAAGAGCTTAAAAAAGTGATTCAATCCGTAAGTCCTGAGCGCAAGCCAGGCCGGATAAAGGGAGAAGATGTAGACGGCTACCATGTAGACGAAGAAAACGATTCGGAATATAAAAATAGTACGTGGTACGACAAAGACGGTAGCCCAATATAGGTTGACTTTTGGTAGTAAAATTAGTTGATAAGGAGATAAATATGAGCGAAACTTTGAAAGGGCGTCTCGACAATCTGGAAATGTTTCTGCATGAATTAACAGAGAACAGAAACATTTCAGCTGAGGTAAAGAGCCAAGCTAACTATCATCTAGCTACGATGGAGATATTAAGAAGGTCGCAAATAGTTACACTAGGAAAGGTAAAATAGACTCCTAGTAGTAAAATAAATTAAAGGAGTAAAGAACGTGGAGAATCAAACAGTAACCTTAGTCCGGTGTCCTCACTGTCATAGGGGAGTAGACGAGAAATGGCATAACTGTGCTTATTGTGCCTTTCGTCTACTGAATGAGGACGGAACACGAAGGGAAGTCGAGGTCAATAAATGAACTATACTAAAGGCCCCTGGAAAATCAAACCTAGTCAGGATAAACATGAGACGCCTAGTATTGTTGCTGATGGCCCGGACACCCCCGGTATAATCAAGATTTGCCGATTGAATGACCCTTATCTTCCGGGATATTCTCAGTATGGTGAAATAGACGCCAATACTCACCTGATGGCTGCCGCACCGGCTATGTATGAGGCATTGAGAAAAATAATATCATTCAATGATAATCATACTTATAGCGCAGGTAATGAGGCTTTTAGAAATGATACTATGGCAGTAGTCTATGAAGCACTAGCCAAAGCAGAGGGTAAATAGATGGGCGATATCACCGATTATCTAAAAGATTCACAGAATAACGAGAAACCCAAACCGGATGATATGAAACCTCACACTATGTCATTAAAAGACTTGGTAATACTCCCCTCGACCAATATCATCCTCGGCAACGTGGGAGCCGGTAAGTCCGGCCTCGCCTACTATCTTGTAGACACCTTATCTAAAGAATACGACCTGTTGCCAGTCGTGGTGAACTTCCCAGAGGCTAAAAAGAATCTCCTACCAGACAACTATGTTATCCGGGACTCCGAAAGTTTGAAAAAGACCGGGGACTTTATCGCCCTGATTGACGAAGGTACGACTACCGCGCCAGCCGGCAACAAAGAACTCGAGGAGCGTCTCAAGAGCTATAATAGTCTTTCGCGCCAACGGCACAGCATAATAATTTATATCTATCACAGCTCGAGTGATGTTGGCAGCCGGATACTGCGTGGTATCTATGGCGCAATCATGTTGAAAGAACCATCAGCCAGACAAATAAGGTATGGCAGCAAAGACCACTGGATGAAAGATATACTGACTACCGCTAAACAGAAGTTCAAGGCCCTGCAGGAAATCGGTGAGGATACTCGTGCCTGGACTTTCATTGATACCGAAAAGCCGGAATTTCAGGGTATGGTGAAGAATGAACTCGTATCGTTCTGGAGCACAGAATTATCCGAAGCCTGGGCCGGCGTGGATGTGGATACACAGGAACCCTTTACCACCAGAAAAGGTACACCATCTATCATTGATATGTTCAAAGCTAGAGATATCGACATGGAGACTACCGACCAGTTCTTTGACCGGATAGGTGTACCGCCGGACCCGGCCTTGAGAGAGCTGATATGTAGACTTGATGGTGAGTATCTAGGTGAGGATTTACAAAAGATTTGTGGCGAGCAGGGTTTAGCTACTTCCGGCCAGAAAAAGGAACTCGTATGGCGATTGATGCAGAACGGATACTTTGAGGGGAAAGATAATGAAACTAGCTCTCTGTAAGGGTAAGTGCGATAAATGCCGGGAAGCGGATGTCTGGTTATATCTTGAAAATGGGAAGCTAGTTTGTGAGGAGTGTTTGAATGACCTGTCCAATTCAAAAGAAAGAAAAGGGAATACCCAGTATATCTTGTAATGTAAAGTGTAAGAATTGGGTGTTATGTCCGTTTAGGAAAGGAGTAGGAGTATGAGGATTTTATTAACACCGAAAGAGATTGGAGACAATTTAGACTTGGATAAAGAAAAAACCTATCCCTGTTCGGATGGTAGTTTTGTGTCAACTGTTAATGTTGATGCAGTTGTCACGGCACAGCTTAAAAAGCTCTTAAATTGGGGAGATGAGCGTTGTCCTCACTGGAATAGCGAATGGCACCTAAAACACTATTGCCCCAAGTGCTGGACTGAATTAATTAAGGAGTTGTGAGTCATGCAGTTAGCTATGGTCTGTGATAACGGCAGGAAAATAACCTGTGATGTCGGGAGCCCGGTCTTTGATATTACCTGGGACAAGGGACCATTACTTTGTATCGCGCGTAAGACGCAGTTCCGGAATATCATCTTTGAGCGTTTCATTCATATTACTATTCCCTTCAAGTGGCCGGTATTCTTTAACGTAGCTAATTTTAGAGATATAGGGGAGGGAAATAATGGGTAATCACGAAGTTGGCCGAGCTATGGGCCGCATGGCCGAGATGGCACTCAAGATGAGAGCCAATCAAACAGCCTTGGAACTCTTAGATGAAATCTGCGAACCATATCGTGGCTCTGATGCAGAATTTGAGTCCGAAGACCCTAAGAATCCCGGAAATATTCACCCCGAATACTGTCGATATACTGACCCCAAAGGGCCACTAGGTGTTCTCATCCGAGAGGCTTTCGACCCGACAGTAGATTGGATTGCTTTACAGCGTGAAGCCGAGAAATCAGGCGATGATGACAATATAGAAGAATTCTATGAAAGTTGGGGAACTGGGCCAGAGGGAAAGTTCGATGCTCGTTATGAGTTCTGCTAATTTTAGAGATATAGAGTGAGAGCATGGATAGATTAGACCAAGAAAAATGTCATAACTTTCAGATGGAAGTTATGAAGCTGGGAGAAGAAATGCACCTTTCACATTTTGAACTGTGGTATGCCTGTCAGGATTTAGCGAATATGGCAGTAGCTGAAGTTTCCCAGAAATATCTTGCTGCTAAACAAGAGTTTAAGAAAAGGGATGAAATGTGAAACGAAGTGCTCTTAAAGTGAAACGAAACGGTCATTTTATGAAACGAAGTGCTCTTAAAGTGAAACGAAACGGTCATTTTATGAAACGAAGTATAGAGCATGGGATAGAGGCAGGTTAGATATGGATATTGAAAAAGAAAAGTATTACTGAAAATTAAGATTAGGCTTTGACCCCCTACCCGGTTGGGAGTGGTGCGAAGCACATGAACACGATTTAGACGGCTGGACACCTTCTATAGAGTTAATCAGACCCGGGAGCCACTTCAAATTTACCGTCAAGGATAAACAGGTATTGAAAGAAGTCAGTAAAATTATAAGGGAGAAATAAGTTGATAATAAACCGTGTGTGGGCGATGCCAAATAAGTGGACCTTCCAGATACCACCTATCAAGGAATTATTGAATAGATATGTTGGTGACGGTAAAGGTTGGATAGACCCATTCGCCGGAGAGAATAGTCCGGCGGAGATCACCAACGATATTGAGGGACGCGGTGCTAATTTTCAGATGGACGCGCTGGATTTTCTACGGTCCCGAGAGAACGATAGTATCAACGGTGTTTTGTTTGACCCGCCATACAGCGTTGAACAATGCCTACGGAGATATACACCGAAATTTAAGGGCACGGCCGGCCGCGCTGAATATTGGGCTAGGTGCAAAGATGAAATAGCCAGGATAATTACTACCGGAGGTACGTGTATCTCATTTTGTTGGGATAGTACCGGATTAGGACTGGATCGAGGCTTTGAAATTGTGGAGATACTACTCTGTTGCCACGGCGCGTGTCATAATGACACCATCGTCACCGTAGAAAAGAAAGTACAGTCAGGGATGATATTGGAGTGAGATAAGTGATTTGGAATGGTCTGGAACTACCCGGCAGCCCTTATTTTCAAGATAAATGGCGGATTATCTATTATAATGATAACCGGGATATTCTACCGCAATTGGCTGTTCTGTTTGGTAGAAATCCACTAATAAAATTAGTACAAAACCAGTGTCAATTTTGTCGCAAATCTGTTGTCAATTTCGTACTAATATTATTACCACTTTTTGACAAAATCCGAAGCTAAGTGGACTAGAAATATCCCGCCGCACCAAAAATCGTCCAGTGACATGGTAAAACCCCGACAATAATATTAGTGGTAAATATACTTTCTATAACTATTGACATTCACCTTGTTTAGTAGTAATATTCAGCAGGATGGTTAGTGGTGGCTTGCCGGAAGTGGCGGAATAGACGTAAGAGTAGACGCTAGTGATTTGAGAGAGAGTATCCCGAATTTCGCATGTTTGGGTTGTGGTTAGCGAGTGCTCAGCGAAACGTAAAATCTC